AAAAAGGCAACAATATCAGCGTACCAATACAAGGCGGACTCGCACCGATAACTGGTATCGGTATCTCCGACCTCGCAACAGCTACCGCAGGATCTCTAATTAACGAAACTGACGGCACGCAAAAAAACTATGCTTTGTCATTCAAAGGCTCAGACATGGGCATCGTAGAATTCGAAGAAGCATCGACAGCTGGACGCCCAAACATTTATGCAGACCTTTCCAATGTCACTAACATTGACCTTGCAACAATGCGTCAAGCATTTGCAGAGCAACGTTACATGGAAGCACGCGCACGTTATGGTTCACGCTATGTAGAATATCTACGTTATCTAGGTATCAATCCATCTGACGCACGACTCCAACGACCTGAATATTTAGGCGGTGGAAAACAGACTCTGTCCTTCTCAGAAGTACTCCAAACTTACGAAGTAACAGCAGACGGTGTAAACCCACTCGGTAAAATGGGCGGACACGGCATCGCAGCCCTCAAAACTAACAAGTACAGAAAATATTTCGAGGAACACGGCTTCGTTATCTCACTACTAACCATCAGACCAAAAGCAATTTACATGAATGGTCTACACAAAAAATGGTCACGACAAACCAAGGAAGACTATTTCCAAAAAGAACTCGAACTAATCGGACAACAGGAAGTAAAAGGGTCAGAAGTCTACTTCGACACTGACGGAACAGCTAACGACTCCACCTTCGGTTGGGCTGACAGATACCGCGAATATCGCGAGGAACCCAGTCACATATCAGGCAATTTCCGCCTGTTAAATAAATCATGGCACTTCGGACGTGACTTCGAATCACGTCCTGCCCTCAATGACACATTTGTCAATTGTAATCCTTCACTCTTACCGTTCGCAGACCAAACCGAGCAACCATTTCTAATCATGGTTAATAACTCAATTCAGGCTAGACGAATGGTCACACGCAACCCAGTAGCGAGAATAATCTAATGCAAATCGGAGCCAAAAAAATCAATGTTAAACCGAATCAGACTGTTACTTTTGACAGCGACTCTCGCCTCGTGTGCTACGGTCTTCATAATGGAAACCGTTCCGAAATCCTCGGAAGCGGAACGAAGTTCAAATGTCAGTCAAAAGATTTCAAAAAAATTGAAGTCTGGACACTCGATACTGCCTTTTGGACTTGTTCCCAAAAGGACAACTACAGAGGCAACCCAGTAGACCCCACTCCCATGGAGTTACACGTCGAAGACAAACCACCATCGCTTCGCGATGAAATGCGTGAGTACATAAGAGAAATCTTATCGACTCAAGCACTGGATGACGGTCAGGAATCACTCGAAGAATCTATGGACTTCGACATACCCGACGAATTCGACCCAACTTCACCCTACGAACTCACAGAAATGCAACCGGAGTACCCAAACATCATCACAGAAGCGCCTCCAGAGCCGCTAGGCGAGACTTTAGATGAATCTAATACCAATACGGCGCAAGAGGTAAAAGACGCAGTCAGCGAAAGCACAGAGGCTCCTACGCCTCCCTAACCCCTTCAAACCTATGTCAACTAAAAGCTGCCCCCTTGTGGGGCAGTTTCTTTTCCCATCAGAAAAAACCACTAGACATAGAAACCCCAATCATGATATTACTAACTTGATAGTAATATCACTTTGCGACACCAATCCACCAAGTAAGAGCGTTTTCAATCACTTAAACAGGTAAAAAATCCTATGAAATGCATCAAACCAATCACGAAATTGGGAAAAAAGGGCTCCTCTGTAACAATTCGTTGCAGAAAATGCATAGCATGCCGAATAACACGAAAACAAGAATGGACTGCTCGAATTTTACTCGAGCATATGACCTCAACATCAGCCGTATTTGTAACCCTCACATACAACCCAGAACACTACCCAGAAGACGGCTCATTAAACAAAGAACACCCCAAAAATTTCTTAAAACGGCTACGCAAATTAATACCCTACAAAATCCGTTTTTACTCAGTTGGCGAATATGGCACCAAGACGCAACGAGCACACTATCACCTCATAATTTTTAACATGCCTTTCGAACAACAATCACTCGACTACCTCGAAAAAGCATGGTCACTAAAAGGCGAACCAATCGGTCACGTTCACGTTGGCGATGTCACTCCGGCTTCAGCCGGATACGTCGCAAATTACACTACAAAAAAAATCACTGGTGAAGCAGCAGAAAAACACTACAACGGCAGGACTCCAGAGTTCCATTCAAATTCATCTGGACTAGGTAAAGACGCTTGCAAACTAATCGGCGAATTAATGGCAGCAGACAAAGCCCGTCACTTCATCTACGAGGGCTGCATTCGCATGAATGGACGAAAATATCACCTAGACGATTACATGACAGACCAAATATCGAAGGTGCTCTACACTGAAACCGGACAAGGATTTCAGAAGCAAAACTACAAACCAACAGAGGCAGAACACCATGAGAATCATAAGAAAGCGACGCAACGCGCGACGCTCTATCTCCGAAACGCCCAAGCGAAGGAGAAACTATAATGCACCAAATCTCTATCTGGATTCAGATTCCAGACAAACACAATTTACTAGGATTCGTCCAAGGCGTCTCTTGCCCTGGACGAATCCGGAAACCCGTATTAAGGTCGTTACAGTACCCGCTACAATACAAAAAACTCTATCGAACCCAACCGGAAAGCAAGTAACCACGATGCGTGAGAAAGTACCAACATGCAAGCGGGGACAAATCGCCCGACGCAAGGCATTCTTTGCGTCAGGCAAAAAACGAACTTATACTAAAACCGACAAACAACACGAAAGGTGCAAATAATGGTATGGCAATCAATAGCTGCGGGCGCATCACTAGGACTCGCAAACAAACTTTTAAACAAACCGGATAAACCGGATTACTCACATCTACAAAAGGGCATACAATGGCGAGTAGCAGACGCAAAAGCAGCAGGAATTTCACCACTGGCGGCACTCGGCGCAAACATCGGTGCTCCTACTGTCTTAAACTCAGAACAATCTACAGGCGCTTCCGTCGTAGACGGAGCCGTTAGAGGAGCACTAAATGGCATCGAAAAGAAACGACAACAGGAACTCTTTCTTCTTCAAGGCGCGGAAAGCGCAGCAAGAACTAGATTACTCAACGCACAAACTGACGCAGTTACACTTGGCGCAGCTGCTAGCGCAGACGCACTCAACAAAAATCGAAGCATGTCTTCAAGCGACCCACAAGTTGAACCCCGAAGACTTACTCCACCTCCAACAAATCGAAGCGATAAAGACGCTCGAACCCAAAAACTAGGCGAAATAGGAGGCGAAGTCCTCAATATTTCAGAAGTACCTAAAATGATTCAGCAAGGAGCAATGAATAAGCGCGATTCATATCGCGCAAAATATGTTTACGACGAACTCACCGGAAGGGTTTATCGTAATCCAAACCAGCGTACAAAACGCATCACAAGACGAGGATTTAGAAGATGAGATTTAAAAGACGAGGCGCTATCCGCAGACGTTCAATACGTCGTATTTCCCGTTCACGCCGTCGACCAATATCACGACGCAGAACAACCACTAAACGCTATATGCCAATAGGATTCAGACTATGAAACGCGTAAAACATTCTCTTTCACACTACAGACTAAACTCAGCAAACTTCGGTCAAATACTTCCAATAAGTTGTGTCGAAGTATTACCCGGAGACACGTTCCAACAACAAAGCAATTTGTTAATCAGAGCAAATCCACTTGTCTCTCCACCCATGCACCCCGTACAGGCTAAAGTGCATCATTTCTACGTTCCCAATCGAATACTCTGGGACGGATGGGAAGACTTCATCACAGGTGGCTCTGACGGCAACAACGCAGACACTCCACCACAGGTCACAGTACCTCTTGAGACTGGTGCAGGTGAAACCCACTTACTCGACGCACTTGGCGTCCCAACAGAAAATGCAGAAGGTCAAACCGTTAATGCTCTACCCGTGTATGCCTACAATGCGATATTCAACGAATATTATCGCGACCAAGACTTAGTAGCAGCACGTGGACCAGAAGACCTCTGGCTAAAATTTGCAGCATGGGAAAAAGATTATTTCACCAGCGCAAGACCATTTTCTCAAAAAGGCAACAATATCAGCGTACCAATACAAGGCGGAC